CCTGTTGGACGACGCCGGCCGGTGAGGCCATCCGCATCGAGCCGAGCGATATCTCGCGCTCAGGCTCCACCGTGATAATCTCCATGTCGCTCATATGCTCATCTCCCTTTCAGTCATCGTCTCGACGGCTACCCTCATAGTAGCCGATGCCAACGCCAATCAGCAGCGCGACAACTATCAGGACGAACCATTCAACTCCTAGCACGTCAGCCTCCTACGGAATGCACAGTGCCACGGCGCACAGCAGCAGGTACATGGCCGCGATCATGGCCCACAGCGCCAGGACCGCCAGCCCGCACGACACGGTATTCTCGCTCGGGCGTTTCATGCTAGTACGGCATCTCGGCCGGCGCGGCGGCCTTGCGGCACGTCGGGCAGTCCTGCTCAGGCAGGACGCAGCCGCACTCGTCGTCCACAAGCACATCGTCGGTATGCAGCCGGGCATTGCAGTAGCGCCGGCACTTGCACGTGCCGGCGAGGCAGCGACCCAAGCGCTCCGGGTGATACGCCTCGTGGTGGGCATATCGCGGATGGCCGCAGATGCAGGTGTCCATGTCTACTCCTCTCGATTGCTCTCGCGGATAACGTCGGCATCGCACACGGGATGCCGGCCAAGGTACTCGGCCAGGGCCAGCCGGACGACGGCCGAGAACGAAAGCGCGTAGGGAAGCGCCCACCGCTCGCCGGCCTCTTTCAGCCAGGCCGGCAACGATACGTTGGCGGTGGTCATTTCTTCTGTGGGGGTAGTAGTTGGGGTCATCTTCATCTGAATGCCTCGGCCGGAGGAAATCCGCCGGGGTCAAGCGCGAGGATGCGCGTTTCGCCCCCGACGTACTTCACGACCATCCGGTTACCCGCGAGGGGTATCCGGACGGTCCAGGTATCGCACACTGCCCAGGAGCAGTGTGCGATCTCGCCAACCTCTTCCCAGGGGAGATTGGCGGCCACCCACGCCATGCAGGCGGCTTCCAGCCCATCACGCGCCGCCGCTGCGCGCGCCTTTGTGGAGTCCAGGACTCCACGGCGCCGGGCCTCAATAGCCCGACAGTCGGCCTCAGTCAGGCCGGCTTCTTCCAGCCCGACAATGTAGCCGCCGCCGAGTGCGTGCGGCTTCTCGGCGGCATCGTACCGCCGAGCCTGTCGGCCGATGACCGACAGGGGCGCGCGGTCCGGTATATGCCCGGACGCAATCGCCAGTGTCCTGCGCCCGGACTCGCACCGAAACAGTGTCCAGCGGCCGGAGCCGCCCTGCAGCAAACAATAATTGTCCATACCTTCATATTACTACGTTGGCAGGATTTGTCAATAGGCAATCTGCGGGCATGTTGACGACCGCGCCCAGGATGCCCCTGGAATGAGCGCCAGGGCACCGCCACGGCGCGCGGCTGGCGCGCTCCACTACAGATAGCCTAGAACAGAATAGAACGCCAGATTAGAGGTTTGCCTTTTGTGGTAGGCAATATGTTATGTATATTGACAAACCGGAGTGTATGGGTTATACTGGCATCATAGAACAGAGACGGAGACGGAGACAAGGAGACGAGAAAATGGCAATCACACTGAAGATAAAGAAGTTCAACCCCTGGCACAATGAAAAGATCGAGGTTGAGATTGAGTTCCGTGATGAAATCGAGATGAACGAGGCGATAGACGAGATGAAGGAGCGAGAACCAGAAATCGAAATCGTGAGCATCATTTACGACTGCCGAAACTAGCAACCACCATCACCGATGGGCCGCCCGCCTGGGCGGCCCACCACACAAGGAGACGAACATGAACACGAAGATGGACAGCAACGGCAAGAAGATCGGCAAGAACGTGAAGCGCGAGAATGACGGATGGGGCGCGAACGTTTGGAGCGGTGGCGCCCTGAGCACGGTGGTTACGACGGTGCGCCGCTACTACTACCAGACGCGGGCGGCGGCCTTGGCCGCCGACATTAGCGACGAGATCGGCAAGTCCGGGCGCATCAAGTAGCCCACCACCATCACCGACGGGCCGCCCGCATGGGCGGCCCACCACACAAGGAGACGAGAAAATGGCGAAGCGGATAAAGTACGACAGGGGCGACATCAACAGCACACTGAGCGCCGCCAAGAAGATCGCCCAGACGTACACGGTGTACGTATATGCAACCTGCTTCGGCTTCACTATCGACAAGAACCCGGCCCCATTCGGCCAGAAGTGCCTGAAGGTTACTGCCAGCAACATCGAAAAGATCGCCTGGAATCAGGGCCGGTAGGCCACCCCAGGCCAGCCGGGGGCCAGTACCCGGCAGAAAGAGGATGACATGGACAGCAACGAAAGAATCGCAAAGCTCAAGCTGCTACTCCCATTTGCGCCAGACAGCGAGGATGAGATCGCGGCGGCAGGGGCCGTCATGGGCCGCAAGGGCGGGGCCACCAAGTCCGACGCCAAGAGCGCCGCCGCCCGCGAGAACGGCCGCAAGGGCGGCAGGCCGCGGAAGTATCACGCCGTGCGAGTGACGTACCCATTCCCGTATGAGAAGTCTCCGGAGACTGGCCGAACGCGCAAGTTCTCCAGCATCGAAAAGGCGACGGAGTGGGCGCGCTCGATGGACGCGCACATCAGCGCAAACTGTGGCAACGGTTGGCCGCGCTCGATCTACGTTGATGGCGCCGCGGTACGCGACTGGACATTCATCAACTGGTAGCACGCCCCGCGAGACTCAACCGGCCCCGAACCTGCGCGCGCAGTCGGGGCCGGTGCTGTTCCGGGCATCGCCCGGCGATAGCCCCTGCGGGGGCCATCCACCTCCGCTAAAGCGGATTGACTCCAGTATAGCACAACCGCCCGCCACTAGTCACCTAGTCGCGGGCGGTGCCTGTCTGCCGAGGGAGGGCGGCAGGAGAGGCCAGCAAAATCCTATACGCTCGTGTGCTCACGGCACACGAGCGTATCACGTCCGGCGGTAGACCATCGCGGGATGGACGATGCCGGGCAGTGACGCCATGCGCCGAGACATGCGCCCGGCGGCTAACTCCTCGGTGACGATGCGCTGAGCCTGCTTGCGCGTGCAGCCCAGCCGCGCGGCCAACTCCTGCAACGAGTACTCGCCAGGCTCGCGCGTGGGATAGATGTACTCGCGCTTGAGGCCGTCGAGCCAGGCTGCATCGTCCACCTCGCCGGCGGGGATGTCCTCGGTGTGCAGTTTACGCCTGCTCATACAGTAGTCGCTCCAGTCTGCGCTCGCCCGGAAACCACAGTAGCGCGCCGATGTCCGGCGTGCCGCTGAAGTGCTTCGCCGCCCAGTGTGTCGGCATCTGCCAGCATCCGCACAGCGCCGCAGTCGTCCCGCGTATCGTCACCGGCGGCGGTGACCTGTGGACGTGGTGCCTCACGACAAGCGCGGCCTGCGGCCAGCCGCGCATGAGCGAGCGTAGGTACTCATCCTGTGCCGCCCGTATCAATGCGTTGTCCTCAAGGTGCGGCCGCTGGCTGACGTGGATGCCGTCGTGCCGCCAATCGAGCCAGGCGCCGCCGATCTCCATGCGCCAGTGAGGCCGGTACTCAGCGCCGAGCGCGTGGGCGATGCTGTTGTCGTCGTCGCCCTCGCCGCCCTCGCCGCCTGTATGCGCGTCTGTGCCGTCCACTGAGTAGATCGCGCTGGCCGCGTTTGCAAGCGGCTCCAGTAGTTCCAGCGCCATGCGCCGCGCTTCGCCTGCCGTGCCGGAGGTCTGCGCCGTGCCGTGATGCATCGGGCCGTCAATGAGATCGCCGCCCAGCATGAGCGCCAGGTCATGCCCCTTCGCCCGCTCTTTCGCGTCCCGCGCCATGCTCACCCACGACAACAGTAGCGCCTCTTGCGAGACGCTCAAGGTGTATACCCTGTCCTTGCTCTGGAGGTAGAACTCACGCGGGGCAATCGCGGTATCGCCGCCGGTGTGCAGGTCCCCGACGAACAGGCAGGCTATCGGTTTTGTGCGTGGCATGGGTTACGCCTGCGGGTCATGCGCCCGCATTACCTCCACCGCCAGGATATGCTCGGACTTAGTGAGCGGCCTGGTGTAAACAACGGCCGCCTTACTTACACTTTGCACAGGCAGCCCCGCGGCCAGTAGCTCGCGCGCCAGTTTCTCGGCGTTGTATTCCACTATGCTCTATCCGCGATGGCTGTCTCAATGTCGACAGTTTTTATAATGTCATTGTTGACGAGGATCTTTTCGATAGCGCCCGCCCGTTTTAGCGCCGCTTCCAGCGCCGCGATGCGCGCATTGAGTACAGTAGCCTCGTCAGGCTCCGGTGTCGGGTCGTGCGCCGCGATGATGGCGGAGGCTTGCTGCGCCTCCGCAGCCGTCAGCGTGCGGGTCGCCGTGTACGTCCCGTCCGACGCCGCGCTGATGATGGCCGGTATCGCGGCGTGTAGTTCGTTTAGCAACTTGGCCGAGTTGTACATAGTAGTCCTCCTATCCCCAAAGCGCCGCACGGTTCACGGTCGTTGGCGAGCTAGTCGCGTCCATTTGGTAGAATGTCGTCACCCATTTCCCAGCAGTGTCATTGCGATGCAGGAGAGAGCTCCAGTGGTACCCAATGCCGGCGTAGACGTTGCCAGCCATCGGGACCGATTGCGCATAACTCGACGCAGTGGCGTCCATACCCGTGGCAACTGCGGTGAGGCTATCGACCGCAACGGCGCTCGAGGCTCCATTGCTGTTTGGGTAGATGAAAGCGGTAGACGAAAACGCAATCGGTTCCTCCTCAACTCCGGTTACCCAATACAGGTTATAGTTCGCGTGCACTGGCGTGAATGAAGTCGACATCAACGCCACGTTCGCAGTATGCGTGGCATACATCGGACGCAGCACACGATTGTAATAATTCCACACCCCACGATTGGTCACGCTATCTGTACACGCCCCGCCAGCCCGGTCAATCAGGATGGTGCCCACATAGCGCCACGTCGCATCCCCGTCTTTGACGTACACCGAATCTTGCGTAGTCAGCGCCGTGGCGCGCGTGTTCCACTTGGTCCACACCACAAGTGCCAATTTCGGAGTTCCGTCGTAGTAGCAGAACACGTCATAGGGCAGCGCAACGGAAACAAGCGGATTGGTCGTTGTGTGGTTAAGCGCGAGCCAGTCCACCGTGATATTAGCATTGTGGCTTGTCCCGACAATAGTCGCGTCCTCCGCGCCTGCGCTCGATGATACGCGCACGCGGTCGCCGAGCCGGAACTTCGTTGTGTCTGTCATGTTCAACGTGATGTTGCCGCCCGCCGCCGGGTCGTTGGTGTACGGCTGAGTTGCCGCCGAAAGTCCCGCTAGATTGATGGATATCTCATCCAGTGGATAGCCCGCCCATCCGCTGGCCACCGTGTAGAGCGAGATGGCATTACCGCCGTATGGAGTCAGATACAGCGTAGTGCCGGCAGTCACGTCCGCTATAGTGACAGGCGTACCCGTCGTGAGAGTCAGGCGGCACTGGACTTTGCCGCCAGCCTCCATCGAGGCGATGGCGATCATGTTGTCCACAACGTCTTGATTCCATACATCCGCTGTAATGCGCTCTCCTGCAGCTCGTGCCGTCGGTTCAACGTAGGCCATATATCCTCACAATCCGAGGACGGTTACGTCCTCGAGTTCGCTAAAATGCTCCACGTCCAGCAACCACTCACGCTCCATCGGTGCCAGCAGCCACGACGAGCGGATGTCTCCAGTGCGTACGCCACATGCAAGCCGCACGTGATGCAGTCGGTAATCGTCATCTAGCCCGCTCTGGTCATCTGTTACGTGCACTAGGTCGCCTATGGAGGTGCCAAGTACTAGCCCCATATTTGTTGCGTTGGCGTTGCCGTAGATAACTAAGTCACTGATGGCAGGTCGCGCCGTCCCGTGGACATTCAGCAGGTAAGCGGCGTATTTGTTGGCCGTCTCGATGTCTTGCAGGTAACTGGCCTGGAACGATAACGCGCGCTCGCCATAGTCGGAGACAGACGCTGAACCGCTGGCACTTGCCGTTGCCGTGGAATATGAGTAATAGACAGCCTGCCCGCGTAGCCTTAGGAACGTAACGTAGTACGTCGGACGCCCGGCTCGGTTTCGCGTGTTACTGAGAGTCAACTTGGCGCTGTTTCCGCCATAGTCGCCCGTTACAGTCAGCCACTCAGTTCTATCATCTCCCTCATCGTTCTGCATCTCGTAATCCGTGACGGCCTCGCACGGTATTACCGCCGAGCCTGCGATACGTTGCGCCGGCTGGTCGCTGTCACGGTACGGCGCGATGATATCGATGCTAGTAAGGCACTTGATAGGTATATCCTCTTCTGCTTGCCAGAGCGTGGCTTCCGTACTGGCGGACGTTGTGCGAGGCGCGATAGTTATCAGGACAGTGTTGTATATGTTGCCAACGTCATGCTGTACAGTCATGCCGCTCGGCTGGGTCTCAATCTCTGTCAGAGTCGGGCGCCCATACCACCCATCGCGCCCGTCAAAGCGGAGCGCGTATGAGCCAGACGAGCCTCCGGCCATGTAGATGTAGCCGAGTTCGGACGATGCCACCTTCTGGAATTCGGCCATCAGCGAGGTGGTCTCGTCTCGCACGTAGTCCAGCGCAGTCAGAAACGTCTCCGTGCCCGGCGTGCTGATGTATGTCGGACTGCCGGATATTCCAGCGAGTACGATGTCCAGTACTTCATCGCCGCGCTTGTTCTCCTGGATGACCATCTGCGCTAGTTTGGCCGTTGCGGCGGTGTCGATCCAGTCTAGACAGGTAACGCCGGTAGAGCGCATACCGTATGGTCCCGCCTGCGGCGTGATAGTTGAGATGCGGCCCTGCCAAACTGTCCACACCGTACCGGCGTAGGTGATACGCAGACGCGCCGGACACCCGAGCGCGAATCCGCTACGGCAGTTTGCCGCGCCTGGTGAGTAGTATCCAGCCTTGCCGCCGCTGTTGGATGTCGTGTTCAGCAGGTCAAACGATAGCCGCCCGGTGGACGCGACTCTGTCCATTGGGCCGATGCCTGAAATGCCATACTCGCATGTCACGTCAGAGTTGACATCGGCGGCAACGTCTGTCCACGTGGAGCCGTTGAGTTGTAGTTCTACGGCAACAGTCGCGGAGACTATCATGGCTGCCAGGCTCCAGACTGGATGAGGCCGTCGCGCACGCCTTGAGTCACGGCCTGCGTCAAGCCATGCATCTGCGGGTTACCCAGTATTGGGTTTCCCAAATGCGGCCCGACGGTGCCGCTTGTGTACACGTCGCGGTGTATCACGGTGACGACTGACGTTTTTGACGGCGGTATCTTGCCGAGTTCCGTGTTGAGCCAGGACACATTTCCGGCCGCGCCTCCCGCCTGCGATGCCAGGTCGCCCAGAGTGGTAGTGTTGGCCTTCACCGCCTCCTGAAAGCTGGGCGACGTTTGCACGAGCGCGCCTGTTGCGGTGTTTAGTACCTGTTGCGCGCTGCCGAGTTCCTCCGTGCTGACGGTGGCCGTGTCTATCACGTCTGCGGCCTGTGCCTCGGCCTGCGCTATGTCGGTGATGAGCTTCGCCGTTTCGCCGCCTTCGAGCGTTGACTCCTTCGGCGCCGCGCCCCCACCGCCGCCGCTCATGGCCGCTTGCATCGCGGCTATCTGCCGCTTGAGCGCGTCGTAGTATGGCGAGATGCCCCCAGTGGCGCGGCCTGTCTGGAGGAAGCCGCCGCCGCCCGCGCCGGCCATCGCCATGAGTTCCTGCGTCGCCTTGTCCGCGTCGATTCCCATTGAGGCGGCGAGTAGTCGCTGTTTGTTGAGTTCCATGTAACTGCCGGTCGCCATCGACGCATTGATTCCGACCAGCTTCAGCCATTCGACCTCACGGCGAAGGGCCATGTCCATAGACGGGCCGATCTTGACAGTGCTACGAACTGTCGTATTGTAATACTCCATCATTTCGGCGGCGTCGTTCGTCTCCGCAGCGATTGCGGATATATCAACAGCTTGCTTTTTGTGCGTCACGGCTAGTAGATCGCCTAGCTGCTTCCACCGCTGCCCTAGCGTCAGCCATACCTCAGTAATCCTGACGGAGTCCGTAAGCGCCGGAATGAACTCATTCCCGATTGTGATCGTCACTGCCTGCGTGCTATCCCGCAATTGGTCTTGCGCCTCCTTGTACCTCAGCGCCGCGTCCACCGTTGACTGATCGAGCACTAGGCCAGCGTCCTTCGCCGCCTGTCCCAAGTCGCGGATACCTTGCGCGCCCTTCTCCATCAACGGGGCCAGGTCAGCCCCAGAGCGCCCGAAGTTGTCCATCAAAAACTTGGTACGCTCAATGGGGTCTTGGATGGCGTTGTACTGGTCTGCTAGTCGCCCGATGCCGTCAATGGAAGGATTGACTCCCTTCCGAATTGCCGCCTCCATTGCCGATGTCATCGTCTCGTAAGAGATAAACACATCGTCAGCGGCCTGGATGAGCATAGATGCTTCCTCGGCAGACGCGCCAATTGAGCGCCCGAGGTCGCGCACCTGGTCAGAGTATTTTACGGCCTCTGTTACCGTCGCGTCGTAGAATTCCTTTATCGTGCCCATCACCTGACGCGCGGTGCCCGCGGCCATCTCAAAGCCGCTCTTAATGTCTGTCAAGGAAAGCTTGGTTTCCTTGCTAAATTTGCCTAGCGCAGCCTCGGCGGCGGCGGTACTGGCCTCAACTATGAGTTCAACTACGCTTGACATTTAGCAACCTCAATGCCTCGGAGGCGATGCGGTATTTGCGCGGCTCGGACTGTGAGTACTTGGCCCACGACTTGGCAGCGCGAAGCCCCTTGATGGAGTCGTGCACATTCTCGGCCGCGCTCATCTGCCGCACCTCGCGCACTGTGAGAGGCCTCCCATAGACTGCCTGCGCTCCGTAGCGCTCTACCAACCACGCCGCCTCTAGGTCGGGCGGCACGTTGCCGCCGCGCTCGGCGTACCGCGCTACTGCGCGGATGCTTTTGGGTCCGGCGTATCCTCGCCCAGCACGACCCGCGTCACTTCGCCGATGAGCCATGCCACAAATGCTGCCGAGTCTTTGCGCGGCGTCGCCGGGATGCCGTCGGCACTCGGCGCGCCGCAGCCGGTCAGGCGCCACTCGCTCACGACGGCCATGAGGCCCGGTGCTATCGCCGCGTCGTAGTCGGCCTGAGTGCCGGCCAGCTCGATAACATCCGCACCCGCCTGTACCGCCCGCTGCCAGGCGAGATACTCCGGCCAGCCCAAAGGCTCGCGGATGACTACCTCGCCCGGCCAGCGAGCGATTGGACACTGACAGACGCGCATACTAGGCCAGCGCGGAAGCAGTGAGCTTCGGCGTGACAAACGTCATGCTGACGGCCACCGGGTCTCCGCTGGAGGCGTCACCGCCGGGCCAGTCCAGTTGCACGCAGTAGCCGGGGTCGCCGGTGTAGAGCGCTGTCCCGCTGCTGCCGCTCGTGCTGTTGCCCAGTGGCGAGTACCGCACTCGGCAAACGGGCGGGTCGGTGTCGGCCAGCGTGCGCAGGCCGGCATACGAGCCGGAGGCCTCGACGCTCTCCCACAGCGCGTTGACTTCCACCTGGATTGGCGCCCGCGCACCCGCCGCGAGTAGCGGGTAGCGGCTGGCGAACGTATTCGCGCTGCCAACCTCAACCTCGCCACCGCTCACCGTGAGACTGTTGGCGATGCCGCTGATGTCAATCCACGAGCCGCCCGCGCTGCCGCTGGCGTACTCGATCTTGGCGTCCACGAAAGGCGCCGATGAAGTTGTAGCTGCCATGTGTCCTCCTAGACTACTTCCGTAAGGGCCACAGTCACCTGAAAGCCCCAGAACTGCTTTCCGGTCGGGTCACTGAGCGCGCCGAACCCGCCGATAGAAACGCCGTTGACGTGGTAGGCGTTGCCGCCCTCCAGCCCCAACAGCGCAGAGATGATGCTGTCCGATGCGGCCACTAGTGCCGGCATGACGTTGGCGAGCCTGAGCGAGCCGCACTCCGCGTGCAGGTACACATAGCGGACATCCCGCTCTACCTGGTACTTGCGCGGCCGGAACGTGATGGCCGTACCACTGGCTGACGACAGGAAGGCCGGGTCCGGGAACAGGCACGGCACGCCGGGAGCGAACGTCGCGTCCGGGATGTCGTCCAGGTCCAGGACGCGGACGCCGGAGATACTCAGCCCGGCGATAGCGGCGGTGATGGTAGGCAGAGAGAGCGCCACTACTCACCCCCCAGATTGACCTTGCGGTATCGCTCAAGCACGACGCGCGCCGCGGCGGGGATAGCGCGAGGCGTGACCACCACGCCCGCGCCGGTAACGATGCTGTCGCTTTCGACGCCTTGCCCGGCCCTGCTAAGGTAGAGCGACTTGGTAATCTCTTCGCACGCGCGCCGGATGTCTGCCGGCGCGCTGCCGCTCACGGTGTAGCCCCAGTCACCATGTACGCCGATGCAACTGTCGCTGTCGCCGTTGGCGTCGGTATCCCAGACTAGCCCCGTGCTAGCCTTGAACTCGACGGAGTACTTCGGCGTCGAGTTGCGCGGATGCCACGAGAGTACAGAGCCGGAGTAGCCGACGCCTGCATTGATTACGCAGCCGCTCATCAGGTCGCCATCGAGCCAGAGCGTTTCATCGTCGGGCAGGTCGTGATACCGCGTTTCCGTTGTGGTAAAGAACTGCCGCCCGGTCTCGTGGTCCACGATGCGGCTGGCCTCTTCCACCAACCGCTCGATGAACGAGTTGTCCGCGACAGAGCCGGACGTGCCCAGGCCCACAGGCGAGAGCATGTCCTGCACGTTGGCGAGGGTCGTATAGCCGTTGGTGATGGTCACGACTACACCTCGTACCACTCCACGCTCAGGCCGATGGCCGCGCTACCACTTGAGTCTACGTTCGTTGCGCGGAGCGCGTAGGAACCGCTGGACTCCAGAATCCACTCTGAGTCACGCAGGTCAAGCACGGACCCACGGCCAGCCGGCACAAGATCGTCGGACACGAGGCTGGAACCAGTCACGACCGGATTGAGGTATACGGCCATGCCAGCGGTAGAGGCCGAGCCGCGATGCATGTTGCTCGATGCAACGGCCGCGCCGTTGTCGGAACAAGCAAACTCGTCCAGTAGTTCGATCTGGAAGTTTCCGGCAGAGGAAACGCCGAGGCGCACATGAGCATCGGCATCCCCAACGGAAAACGCCAGGCCGGTGCTGCCGGCGGCCTCAATCAGCCCCGCATACACGGAGGCATGAAACAGGTTGCCATCATGCACGCGCGCATGCTCCAGTGGAGTCACCACCCCGACTAGGGCGCCGGTGGTAGCGTCATACTCTAGGCAGGCGATGTCGCGCGACTCGCCAGTTTCGTCGTCGATGATTCTGTATGTCTCTGTCATGTTGTCACCTCGGGCCGGTTGGCGCTGAACTGGCGTTACCCGGCCCTGCGGTCACTAGCCAACCGCCACGACGTCGTTATCCTGCGACACGGTGTCGGAGGGATTGCCTTCCGGCCCAAGCACGGCCACAACGGCCAGCGGGAACGCGTCGGTCGCGCAGATGGCGACGACCTTCTGGTACGGCTTCGTCTTGCTCACGGGCACCGAGAGAATCTGGCAACCAACAGTCGCCTGCGTGAGTTGCACGCTGCCGCTCGTGATCGCGGCGCTGCCGCTCATGCCAGTCACCGTGTTTTCGTAGACTTGCAGGTCCATCGTCGCGCCGGCTCCGCCAGCGGAGCCGGTGGCGATGTAGTGGACGCGGTCCCAGCCAGAGCAGTTGACCTCGGAGCCGGTGAACGTGCCGACGGCGCTGCCGGTCGTGTTTGGAAGGTGAACCTGCTCAACCATCGAGAGTTCGTAAAATCGTCCGGGCATGTTTGCCTCCTCGTTGTTCTTGGGGCCGGTGTTACCCGGCCCCGGTGTGTCTGTCAGTCCAGCGCGCTTACGAGTGCATCTGGAGATACTGGAACGCCTCGGCCTGCCCGACGTTGCCGCCGAAGCGGACGTACCAGACGAAGCCCACCTGCCCGGAGGCGGCGTACAGCTCGTTGAGCCGCATGGCGACAATGCTGGGCCGCTCGGCCATCACGTAGAAGTTGAAGTTCGCGCACATCAGCGGCTTCAGCGAGGCAGTCTGCGCGGGCATGGTCGAGTCGATCATGACGGGCATTCCCATGAGCTCACCGAACCCGCCAGTGATCATCGGCATGTTGGCTCCAGCGCCGCGCTTGCCCTGCGGAGACTCGAGGAACGCCAGGGTGTTGCTCACCTGCAGTCCGCGGATGTATGCCTCGGTCGTGTCGGTCGTCACCCACACCGCGCCGTCGCGGTAAGCGCCAGACAACTGATAGAACTGGGCGATGACCTCGGCCGCCGTGATCGCGGTAGCACTCGCGGCAGTCGTGCCGAGCGTGCCGCCGATAAGCGCGGCCTTCGGCTGCGAGGTGCCGGTGCCGGTGCTGATGAGGTAGTAGTTCTCCGTCAGGCCAATAGCGCGGCCAGCCGCGCTGTAGATGAACTGCTCCAGGTTGCTGTCGTTGTCGGCGAGGACTTCCCACGAAGCCTTCACCAAGCGGCTGAAGCCGTAGACCGTGATCTTCGCGGTGCCCAGGGTAGGCTCGTCCTCGTCGGCCGCGGTGCCTTCGCCCACGATGACGAATCTGTTCATGCTCGTCCCTTCGATGGGGACCTCAACCACGTTGCCGGAGGTCTGGAGCACGCGGGCGCCAGCGCGCCGGGCGATGCTCAGCTCGTTCCGCTTCTCGATGACGGCGTTGTACACCGGGGTCGGCACGGTGTAGCCGCCAACCGCGCCGGACGACTCAGCGTAGGCCGCCTTCATGCCGTCGGCGCCGGGGTCGATGTCGGTGGGGGCCATGCCCTGAGAGGCCTGCCCGGTGCGGACGTAGTGCGTCCACGCCTTCATGCCGTCGTTGTCGTCGCCGCGCTCGGCGACAGAGTGGAACAGGTAGCCGCCCTTGCGCCCGTAGCGGGCCTTGACGATCTCCATAGCCCGCTCTTCGATGCGCTTCTCTTCGTCGGCCTTGCGGTCGGCCTCAGCCTGCCGCGCGGCGTCGTGCGCCTTGAGCGCGTCTGCGATCTTGAGTTCGATGTCCTTCTCGTCCATGTTGTTCTCCTGCGGCGTGTCCGCCGCTGCTGTAGTCGATACGGTTGTTTCAACGTATGGCAACGGGTCGGTCTGCGTCTGTGCCCCGTCCGGGGCCGCCTGTCCAGGCGTTTCAGTCTCAGACTTAACCCGCGATACCCCAAGGGTACGCGGCTCACAGGGAATTGGCGTTACCGATGCCTCGGCAACGGTCCACGCCTTGATAACTGAGCCTTCGCGGTCTGCGAGGTGTCCGATAGTGCCTGTGCTAATGCCGAGCTTGCCTTGCTTCACAAGCTCAAGAACAGCCTCGATGTACTTGTTGCTGCGCTCTATCTGCATCTCGAGCCAGAGGCCTACATCGTCAATCTTTTCGGATACCACCTTGCCAATCTTGCCGCGCAGGCTGGCGTCTAGGTTGTGCTCAAAGAACACGTCCTTGACTGGCACATAGGCCAAGTTCAGGTTGACGTCCTTTGCGAACGTCTCACCCGCCAGGTCCACGCCTCCGAAGATGACACCGTACCCGGCCAGAACAACATCGGTGTCTGTCGCGCTCTTGATATGTGCAAGTAGTCGTTCGTCCATCGTCACCTCGCAACAAAAAAGCCGGGCACCGCAGTCGTCTTGACTTGCGGCCCCGGCTATATGCTCGTCGGCCTAGTCACATTGTACCACACCGCATAGCGGTTATAGCCCTAGTTGCTTTATCAGCCTGTCCACGAACACCTGATAGATGCGCGCCGCCTCGGATAGTTGCTCGCGCGCCACGTCAACCAGTTTGCGCCAGCCGTAGCCGGCCATCCTGCGGGATTGCTCCTCGCCGTGGACATATGGCGCATAGTCCGCAGTGTTGCCTATCACCACCTGAAACGGTGACGGCTCTACCGTCCATTTTGTGCCTAGTCGCTGCGATGTGCGTCTGCCCCTGTCGCCATTGGCGCTCACCCAGCCATAGCCGCGCTCATACCATCCCATAGGCACCATGCGGACGTATGGCGTGCCCTTGCCCTCTAGTGTCATTCGGCCTGGACCGTTCTGGATTCCCTCAGGCGGGTAGCTCCTTAGCCCAGGTTGCCGTATGATGAGCGAGCCGATCTTCTTCCCGGCGTCGCCCATGCCCTTGCCGATTTGCTCGGCGAAGCGGTCCAGGTTGTTGATGAGCTTGTCTACCCCGACAAGTTCAACCTGTAGCCCGTCGCTCATACGTCCAACTCCGTCTGACTCCAGCACCTGCAACGGGGATGCGCCGGAGGACGCGGTATCTCGGCTATCGTGTTTCCGTCCTTGTCTTGAACCGTGAAGTTCTCCTGCAACAGCACGCTCGTGCCATTCAGCGGGCGGCAAATCTCGCAGACTATCTCATCGTTGTTCGTGAACCAGTACTCGCGCACCGTGAGGTCGGGGTAGTCCTTCTGCAACTCCTCGCCCGCGATGCGCTGCCCCTCCGCATAGGCGCGGGTTATCTCGGTTATCGCAATCATCTCGGCATGGCTTGTCTCAAGCCCTAGCCGCTCCATCACATCGCCCACCGTTGTGCCCGGCGTCGTGATGAACTCCTGTAACTGCTTGCGGAGTTCATCACTGACGCCATCCGAGATCGTCTTGCTGAGTTTCGTGTACTCGCTTTGTACCCACTTGGAGGCCTGCTTGTTGAACGCGGCCGGGTCGATGCTCACGCCCACCGCCGCTTGGAATATACGCCCGCCTCCACTCGCGCCGCGTCCCATGTGCCGCAGTAGTATCGCCCTCAGCGCGGCCTCCTGCTCATCCCACCACTCATCGCCCATCGGGTCAGGCGTCTCGGCCTTAGCCGCAGGTCGCGGGTACGCCTCTAGCCTCTGCCTGATAGCCGCCGCCATGCGCCGGAACAGCCGCGCAACGTCGCGCATGAGCGCACGCTCGGCGCGCATCTTCTCGCGCCGGCCAGGCTCTCGCCGGTCGCGCGCTTTGAACTCCGCGATGTCGTAGCGCTCTGCAAGCCACTCGGACGCCGCGGCGATTGCCGCCTCTAGCCGCTCACGCGATGCCATGCTCTATGCTCCATCGTGCCGCGTCAACCTGGCCGCGTGCTACTAACTCGCTCCGACGCGGCTCTACCATCACAAGCCACAACGAGTACATCGCGTGAGGTGACGGGCAGAGTATGTCCGACGGATGCGGCAGGCCGGCGCGCATCTGCGCCAGCGCTTCGGCGCGCTTGCCTGGCTCCACGCGCGGCACGTTCGGAAAGCGCCCCAAGATGAACGGCGCGCCAGCGCACAGGAGCAGCCTACCGTGTGCGGTCATGGCGGTCCAGTACATCGGTCACGATGACGGCCGCGATGGACACGGCCAGCAGGACGACGATTTGCAACAGGTAGACGGTCATGCTACAAGCGCATCCCGCGCAATGATGCTATGCATGTGTCACCGCCCACCACACGCGCCGCAGCCAGCACTTGACGCGCGGGAACAGCCACTTGAACCGGGCATCGACGTCCACAGTCGTATCAGCCCAGCCCGGCTGACGTTGCGCCAGGTCGTAGTCCTCGCGCAACGACGCGGCGTAGCAGATGAGCGCCTCCTCGGCATTGTCGCCGTTGCCATAGACTATAGTCACATCATCCCACGCGATGAACAGGTTGCCGTCGCGCCGGACATACACCTGGTGCGCCTCGCGCCGCGCCTTCTGGCAGGCTGGGCACATCGGAACGCCATCCGCTACTAGCGGAGCATCCTCTAGACACGTTCGGCACACTCCAGTATCAGGCATTGGTCAGAGCCTCCCGCGCCGCCTTCAGCTCGGCCAGCACGCTCGCCGCCGATGGCTCTGCATCCGCCGGCCAATGGGCGGCGAACACGCGCCGCACGTCCGATGCCGTCTTGCAGTCGCGCAGGCCGTTTGCGATGCGCGCCGCATCAGCGCCGGCCGGCGGCACTGGCCAGGCCGCGCCCGCCTTCAGAGCCGCGATGCAGGCGACACGGTACGCGCGCAACTCGTCCTGGCCCGTCGGCACCGGAGTAGAGTGGATCACCTCCTCAGGCGCGCTCTTCATGGGCGCATCGTCAGCCGGTGAAACGTCAACAGGCTCCGGCTCGTCTGGCACGTCCTCAGGCTGGAACCCCAACTCGGCCGCGGCAACGTCAGCGCGGATGATGCGCGCGCCTACCAGTGACACGAGCCGCGCCACCCTCGCGTCTGTCGACTCCTGCAAGGCGGCCACCTGCGATGTGTCGAAACTGATACGCGCACCGCGCGTCACTAGGTCGGCGTACTCCGTGACCAACTCAGCGTTGAGGACTTCCGCGTACCACGACCACCTGGGAACGATTGTGTTTTCGTACAACAACCGCTGCGCCATCTGGACGGGCGTGAGGTCGCTGGCGTTCGTCGGACTGATTAGCAGTTCCGGCACGCCAAGCGCGGTCGAGATGGTCTGATGGATGGTGTCGCGCACGTCCTTCAGCGCCAGGTCACTGAGCGGATAGCCGAGCGTCGTGGCCTTGAGGCCGCCCCACATCACGCCCAACTTGTGCGCCTTGTCTGGCCCTCGGAATGTCTTGTTGAGCCAGGCCGTGATGCGGTTGACCTCTGGCTCCGGCAACTGCTGGTCAGTGCTCAGGATGAACGACGGGAGCGCGTTGTTTTTGAAGAACGCGCTCAAGTACTTCTCGCTGTTGAGCTCACTGACGGCCGCGCGTGCCGCCCACTTCGCCAGCGCAAGGCCGGTGAGGTCGCTGGCTGGGTCGTACTGCCCACGGAAGTACACCACGTCGGGCCGGGCCAGCGTGTCCGTCTTGCCGATGCGGAAACCGCTGATGCCGCGGCTATCCATGACGGCTTCGACGTTGCTGGGGTTCAGGTAGCGCAGTTGCGCCGGGCGCCCGTTGCCCTCGCGCAGGATGAGCCAGTAGCCCGCGCCGTAGAGGCACAGTCCGCTTTCGGTGTAGCGCCAGAGGTCGGACGCGTTCCACTCGTCGTTTACCTGCTGGAGCAGGTCCAGCAACGGATGCTCGTCGATGCGGTCGCCTTCCCTGTCTGTGAGGATGACCGGCGCAACAGGCACGGCCTCGGCTCGCACCTGGACCGCGCGCATGAGCCAGGCTGAGGACAGGTACGCAGTTACGGCGCTCTCGTCGCTGTCGTCCTTGAGCGCGTCCCACTGCCAGCCGGGGATGGTGGTCAGCGCCTTGAGCGCGCCCCGCATGTTGTCCCACTGAAAAAACGGCATAGTCACACCTCCACCGCGCCGACGCCGGAGCCGCGCGCGGCCCACAAGGACAGGCCAATGGCGACGACGCAATCATCATGCATTCCCTGGGGGGCCGAATAGCGCAGCGTGCCGCCGGGTAGACGCTCGCTCTCGTAGGCTTGCAGTTCACCCACGGCAACGGCATCCGCTACCATGCTCAGTTCGCCGCGCTCAAACGCGAGGGCGAGGGCGTCTATCATCGCGGCCTTGCTAGTGTTGGTAGTTGTGAAGCCTGTGATGTTGACGCCCTCGGCCTGCGCCCGCTCAACCTGCGGTCCACCCATGCTGTTCAACTCAGCCAGCACTCGCGCATTCCCGAATCGCTCGGATAGCGCGCGCAGGCGGGCCAGTTGCAGGTTGTAATCCGTGTTAGTCATGCGGTCCAGCGCGACAACGGCGCGCCGCTCAACGTCCATCACGGCGAACACCGTCGCGTCGTTGGTCCGGCCCCAGTCGGCGCCGATGACGTAGTAGCGACCGTCCTCGCCGCGGTCCATCGGTGCCAGCGTCGCGGCCTCAGCAACTCTGCGGAACACGCCGCCGCCGTCCTCGACGAACTCGGCGAGCCACTCCTGCCGGTAGGTTCTGTCGCTGACGTACTGCCGCGCCAGCTCTGCCGCGCGGCGGATGCTCGGCAACGGGTTGGCCGACGATGGCGCGGTGAACGAGGCGTAGTGCGTGCCGTCCGCAAGGCCGCGCTGATATTCGCGCCAGAACCAGTTCCTACCCTTCGGCGTGCCAATGAGGAACGCGCGCCCGCTCCTGTCTGCCAGCGTTGGCATGAGTACATCGCTCCAGACCTCCTCGTGGTACTGCGGGGCCTCGTCGCAAATCACAATATCAAACGCCTCGCCGCGCATGCCCACAGAGTTGTCTGCGGTGTAGATGCCGATGCGCCCGGCGCGCGGGATGACTAGCTCACGCTCTGACTTGCGCGTTACGATGCGCTTGTCCTGCAAGCCGGCGCGCTCCAGGAAGCGCCATAGCGCCCGGCTGTTGCCGTAGGTGGGCGCAACCCATGCCACATGAGCGCCTAGCAACGCGGCCTCAAGGCTTAGGCAACCGGCCATCGTTGACTTGCCCCACCTCCGGCCGCTGCACACTATCTTCACTTTCGCCGGATGGGAGACTATCGCCAGTTGGTCGGGCCTCAGCACGCGGGATAAGGCCGTCATAGTTGAATGCAATCGCGCCCATCGCGCGGCCGTCCGTGGTCACATCGACAAGCGCCTTGATAGGTCCGTCTACGCGGTCCATCACATGCCCCAGGAGAGAGCCGCCGCCCGGCTCGTTGTAGAGCGCGACGTAGACGCGCAATGCGACAAGCGTCTTGAGTGGCACGCCCTTCGGCATGGCGCGCAGTTGTTGCGCCAGTTGCCCGGACGCAAAGACGGACGCTTGCTCGCCGTCCATCTCTCCGAGCGTGCGAAAGATGTCGCTCCATGAGCCGCCGCGCTTCGGCTTGCCGCCGGGGTTCCCACTGACGCCCTTCTGGAACGGACGGCCAACCGTTCGCTTGCTGACGCCTGCGCTGTTCTGTGCTTTTACGTCTACCTTCGCAGGCTTGCCTGTCATGCGTCACCGCACCTCACTCCACCTGCGCCGGGATGCCCTGCGAGTTGCCAGGGCGCCACACAGGCTTTCCGCCGAGTTGCTCAATCTGCCGGCACAGCAAACGGATACCGGCGCGCAGGTCCGTCAGCTCGTTCTGTTGCGCTTCAGCCAACCGGCCTAACTCGTCGATGCGCCGCATCGCGTCCTTCTCGCTCAACTCAAGTGCCGCGATGCGGGCCTGCTGCTGGTCGATGCGCGACTGCAAGTTCTTGCACAGATACTCCGCGGCCTCGCTGATACTCAAGGCCGCGTCCGCGTTCACCTTGCGCCTGTTCGCCATAAACCCCGCGACGGTGCCTATCAGTGACAGAGCCGCGAGGATGACCGCTGCCGTAGCTTCCCAGGACACGGCCGCGGCCTAGTACTTGATGTCGTCCGCGATGCTGGCCCGCCAAGCGCTGATGCCCTTGAACACCTCGGACACCAACTGCGAGCCGCCGCCCACAACGAAGGCCGTCAGAATGCGGCCGACTTCAGGATTGACGAAGTACTGCGAAAACAGGTTGAGGTTCGCCAGCCAAGACAAGGCGCCGCCGGCCACCCAGGTGACGTAGATGAGCCACCACATATCCAGGTTGGGGAACTTCTGCTTGACCGGCCGGACAATGGCCTCGATGATCTGCTGGGATGCGGCGGAAAAGAAAATCGCGGTGCTGATAGGTTCAAGGGGCATGGTATCCTCCGTGGTAGCGAAAAAGCCGGGCGACTCTGGTACTCAGAATCGGCCCGGCTGTGTGCTCGTTGCCTGTGTCCATTGTACCACAGGGGATAGCGGGTTGCCTCATTCTACCCTGTCGCCTCTGTCACGCATAGCCCGGATAATCCGCGCAGCGACATCAGGCGGAACGATGTACCCGCCCGGCTTGAGATTCTCGCGCCTCTCGCGCTCCTTGCATTTCCGAAACCACCGTTGCCACGATGACTCCCAGACGAGGCGCGGTCGAAAGCCAGTCACCCAAACTAGCCAGTAGCGAATCTGCTGTAGACGCCACTTGAGCCGATGCATGTTGGCGCTAGTCCCGCGATTCCTCTGCACAGCATAGCGCCTCTAGACAGTTGTCAGCCCACTCATACACGCGCTGGTAGTACCACAGGTCATACTCGCCGCGCCTGCGATGCGGAGGCACATCGTAACTGTCAGCGCGGTACTTCGCCGCCACGCGCAGCACGCGGGCCAGGCGCGCCCGGAGCCGCAGCACTTCCTCGGCCAGTGCGATGAACTTGTGCCACTCGACGTATGCGCCGCCTATCTGCCGCTCATAGTCAGCGCGCACTTCTGCGACCGCCAGTTTGTCGCGCCGCTTTGCCGCAGTCAATTGACGCTGTAGGTCTAGTATCGTGTCCTGCACGGTATCATCGTGGCGGATTAGGATGGAGCGCGTCATAAACCGGCGCATCATGCGCCGCCGCGCGCGCAACATGCCGGCGGACGGCTTCGGTTTGTCAGACTCGGTGACTATCGCGAACATCGGATCGCCGTGGAGTGTGATGCCGCCAATGCGCGGGTTACAGAACGCGTGCTCATCCATCCATTGAGTCCCGATTTGGAAGTCGTGCTCATCGTCCCAAGTGGAAAAAAATGTCTTTGCGTTAGGCCAGTACTTCGCAAACAGCCTACGCGCCCCGCAGTGTTTACAGCGTAGCCACAGCCTATCGTTTGCCATCTCATCACCTCGGCCTGAACGATACCGCCCATGACACGGCCATCGCGCGCTTAGTGCACTCCTCGCAGACGTGCCACTCCTCGGCGTCGTCATCCCACCAGCATGAGCAGTCTATCCGGCTGGCCTCCAGGTACTCGCGGATAGGCACGTCCGAGTAGCGCCAGTTACCCTCGCGCACAGTCAGCGCGAGAACGGCGTCACACTTTGCACGCAGAGCGCCGAACCAGTAATCGCGCATGCTATCGCGCTTCGCCTCGCGGGCGAGGTAGTAGCTCAACTTTTTCTCAACCTCGACGCGCATACGCTCAGAATGTGCAAGCGCGTCGTGTAGCGCCTGGATAAGTTCTGCATCTGTAGTCATCTCACCATCCTGCTAACCGTCATCTCGATATTGCGGATTGCGCCGCCTACCAGGTGTATCGTCACGCAGCCATAGCCGCCCGCCTGAACCGTCGCCACTGCGGATACCACCTCGCACAGTTGCACCTCAGGTATCCGGTCGCGCAGGGAGTACAGCAGCGCATCCATCGCGCTCGAACCGCTTATGCTCGCCGGTAGTGGGGCGGCTTCAGGCGATGGCATCCTGGTACAGCTCCAGGTGTTCACGCGCAACCCGCGCCCATGTGTAGTAGTCGCGCGCCTTGTCCGCAAAGGCTCTGCGCTCTGCCAGGCGCCCATCGGCAAGCGCCGCCAGAACCGCCGCTCCGATGCTGGCCGTGTTATCAGGCTGGCAAGCGTGCGCGATGGAGCCGAAGTACTCCGGCTCTGCCGCATATGTGCCAGTTACGATAGGCTTGCCCATCGCCGCCGCCTCAAGCGAGGCGATGCCGGGGCACTCCCACCACGACGGCAGGACGTGGACACGGCAGGCCGCGATAGCCGATAGCGTCATCTCGCGGGACAAGTGGCCGAGGAAGTGCGTCTGCGGCCTCACCCGCTGGCAGAGCGCGTAATACTCCGGCTGTGCCAGCGAGCCAGCCAGCACAACGGGCACGTCGAAGTCGCGCATCGCCAGCAGCATCCCCGCCTGGTTCTTGCGCGGCTCCACGCGCCCGGCGCATAGCACGAAGTCGCGTACCTGGTACTTGGAGTGAAACAAGTCAGGCGCCCAAGTTACCGCCGACGCATCGCAGGCCGTCCGTATGATGCACGTCTGTATGCGCTCCATGTCGTAGTCCCTGTGCAGCCAGTCCGCCTCACACTCGCTCGCGCATACAACATGCGTTGACACGTTGAGCGCCGCCTGCTGCAAGACCTCGTAAGCGCTCCATGACGTAGGCGGGCGTTGGTAGCCGTCTATCCGCACGTCCTGCGGGTTGCCGCTGTCCATCTGCCCGGCGATGCCGTCCACAAAAACAGGCGAACAGGCCAGCTCCTGCTGAACGTCAATAAACCACGGCGTGATGATGAGCGGCGCGTCCGTATGCTTTCCGGCGTGCGAGACCTGGAGCGCCGTGTTTAGCGGCGTCATCATGTCGAACACATGCACCACGTCATAACCTTCCGCCTCCGGTTGTAGCGTCGGCTGAATGTCCACATGGACGCCCAGCGCGCGCAGACCGGCCGCGAGGCCGTCCATGTGCACGGTGTCTCCGCCGTGGACCGTGTACGAGTTCGGGCGGCAGACAAACAGGACCTTCATGTAGTCCTCCCAACCGGCGGCGGGTAGCGCTCAGGCTTCGGCGTCGGCACTACCGCAACGACTCCGGGCGGCATTGTGTCATCCAGGACAACGGGTAGCCCCATGCACTCGGCAGGCTTAGTCTCTGCCGGCCTGTCCACGTAGACGATGCGCTCCACTACGCGCTCAGCCGGCAGCGTCACAGGGTACAGCGCGTCCGGCAGGTGCCCGGCGTTATGCGCCGGCACAAACTGCGCGTAGGGGATGACGGCCAGCGGATGCCCAGCCTCGCCCAGCTGGCGCAACGTGTCCGCGAGGATGCGGTACAACTCCTCGATGCTCATAGCCCTCCCGTGAACTCCAGCCAGAATGCCCACAGCGCCGCTGCCGTCCACGCCAGCCAGAACAGGCCCAGCACAACGAGCGCAACAACAAGCAGCACGCTACCCATGCTTGAACCGCTTTCGCCGCACCGGCTCGGCCACTACTGGAGGCCACATATGCGCGATGCCGAGCAGGTCCGCAAGCTCTGCGGAGACTGGCCCGGCCAACCAGCGCCGCGCGCCGTGGTGCCCGTGCCGCGCGTCAACGACGGCCTGGTAGATGACGGCCAGCAGCAGCATCCGCGCCGCCGCGTAGGTCGGCAAGTAGTCGGTCACTCGGCCACCCGCACCAACTCGCCGCCCCGATACTCCAGGGCGCCGCCCGTCCTCACCACCAAGAACCGGGTGCCGTCCGCCCAGGCTGCCGCGTCCTCAATCTCGCGCCGAATGAGCGGCAGCCCAACCTTGCACGGCCAGGGGGACGGGTCGAACGCTAGCCGGTACTGGATATTCGCGCCCGCCGTGAACCGCCCGCCTTGCCGCCGCTTGTACTCCGCCCGTTTCCTTGCGCGCCGCTCCTCCGCCAATTCCTCCGCGCTCCGTTTTCGCGATTCCGCGCACGCTGGGCACCACTTGACCGCCGAGCTGGTGCCCATGAAGTCGCACAGACAATCCTTACAAACCAACTCACACAGCCTTGGCCGCTTGCGTGTTCCCCAACCGATGCACCGCTCCGTCATGCGTCCACCTCCAAGACTCGAATGACCACCCCGCTACCCACCGGGTCCGGGTCGCACCGCCTGACCAGCACCTCCCGCACCCGGCCGTCATCCACGCCGAGCCGCTGGAATATCCCGTCCAGATACGCCTTGCAGCTTGCCAGCACGTTGTCAACGTCTCTACGCCTTGCGTCTGGTGGAATGGCGTCAATCTCTACGCGGTAGGGCCCAGGTGGAATATCGCCCGTCCGGTTGACCAGCGCCCAAGCCAACTCCCGCGCCGCCCGGACACTCGCCGACTTGCGCCGCCAGTGCACCCGACTATTCGGGGACAGGTCACGCCCAGGCCAGGGCAGCGACACGTCAGCGATCACATGGCCCATCGTGGACGCGGCCTTGCCGCGCAAGGCGTCCACGATGGCCGTTTGATTCGCGTCAACCTTCGCGGCTCTCATAGTTGTGATTCTGCTGAAACACCCCTTCTAAGTGCTCCTCAACGGCGCAGCCGCAGCCGCGGCACTCGCCGCGCTGCAAATCCTCCGCGCGCACGATGCGCCCGCAGTACTCACAGACCACATCGATGCTTTGCCACGTCCAGCGGTTGGCGTCGTACAGGAGAATCCTGCCGTTCCCATCTGTGGGAGTCATATAGATCGCACCGTCAACTTTAGCGGCTCTCATGGCGTCATCCATGCGCTACTCATGGCGCGCCTCTCCAATCTCCAGGAACAGCCTGAGCGTATAGCGGCTCTTGTGAAACACGGTGAACGCGCCAACCTCATCCATCAGCAACAGGTTTCCGTCTGCGTCAATCGCCCAGAACGCCGACTTGCTATCGAGCGAATACAGCGGTTCCGCCAGCGCAACCGCTTTAGCGTCTAACCGCATGTCCGTCTTCGTCGAAATCACATCAAAGCGTAGCATCTCTCTCCTCGCCTTCCGGCGCCGCCTCGGCCGGCACGATGACGTACCGCTCGCCGAGCGCGGCCAACTCAGCGCAGGCCCAGCGCATGACGCGCAGCAGAAGCGCGGCCCTGTTCAGCTCTCTGTCAAGCGGAATCTGGTCGCAACAGTCGCCCATGATGCACGACTCGTTATGCGCTGCCCGTGCATACTCCGCCACCCGCCGCGCCGCCTGCCGCTGCTGCTGGTAGCGCCGCTCTATAGACATGCAGCGCTCAACATCTTTATCTCTCGCTTGCTCGCGTAAGTGGGCCAGCTCGCGAAACACTTCTGCGCGATGTTCCTCATGCGCCAACAGGCGCGCGGCCTCATTGACTCGCATACGCCACAGTCGGCGCTGAGATAAGGCCGCGCGCAACACGCGCCGCTGCTGCTGGTAGCGCGCCTCCAGGTCGTCATAGTCGCACGCCAATACCGCGTTGTCGTTCACGATGTCTCGCCAGCGCCGTGCGTGCTGCTCATCCAGCCGGTCCGATGGCGTGCTCATGGCCGCACCTCTCCGAACTTTGCAACCACACTCTGAAGCACACGTATCACGTCAGGCACCTGTGATATATCCATGCCGACTGCGCTACAGTTGCGCGACAGGACTATGTACCCATCGGCCCACGCCTCAACCAAGACTCGCACGGCTTCCGAGCGGCCGTCAGGTTGAGGAACGAAAACCGAAAACTCAGGTACGTTGTTGCCTTTGCTCATGCCTTCGCCTCCATGCCCAGGATAGCGCGAAGCTCCGATAAAATGCTGTTGCGCTCTTCGATGCTCACCAGCAGCATCGCCTCCGCCATGCCCGCAAAGCGCCAATATGCATCGCGTCTGACATCCTCTGGCGCGTCGGCATTGTTGGCACGCCACCGCTTCGCCAGCATCACCGCCATACTCTCCCTTGCGTCTTCCATGCCCTGCCTCCCGTTGTTCTGATTGTTCACAAAGTTCCCAAAGTTCACATACACGCTCAATCTTCGCCGTCCGCATCGGTGGGGGAGGGGTGAAGGACCTCCGCCAGTACCGCCGCCACGTTCCGATGCTCCCCACGCAGGAACGTACCGCCGCCATTTCCACGCCGAGGCATGGCGTACCCCTTCTCTCGCAGCCACGCCACCGCCGCCACCCACTCGCCCGCGCTCCACCCCAACGACCGCGCCGAGGGGATGGTCACACTCTCGGCCGGGCACGCTTGCAGAAGCCGCACAACACGCCCACGCACAGGGTCATCCAGCACCAGGTCACGCCGCTCCCCAATGACGGTGTAAGGCACGCTCCGCACGACCGCCAACTCACCGCCCCGCCGTTCCTCGCCCGGCAGCACTTGCCAGTCACCGGCCCGGCAGATTGCTACGCCCATCGCGGTTTGCATGATGCGCTCCCGGTCTGCCCGCGCCCGCACCAGTTCGATCTCAGCGTCTCGCCGGTCGCGCTCGGTCTGGATTCGCATCTGCGCCCAGCTCGACAGGCTGACCACGCCCGCCAGCAGCACCGCCAGCAGCGAGATCACCAACCCCCACAGGCTCGCCGTCTTCGCCAGTTCCGTCCGCGCCACGTCCCCCGCCTGCTGGGTCGCCCGCAGAGCAATCCGCCCCGCCGTCTCGGTCTCCGAGCGCCGGGCAATCCCGGCCGCGCTCGTCTGCTGGAACTCCACCGCCTGGCGAGTCACCGTCGCCACGCTCTCAGTCACTGCCCGGCGCCAGGCCTGCTCCGTCGCCGTCACGTCCAGCGCGTAGGCGCCCGCCTCCACCGTGGCCGCTCCCGCCGTGCCCCGCGCGTCCTCTGTCGCTTGCGCCACATGGACGCCCACCGCCTCCGCCGTCACCCGCCCCGCCTCCGCCGTCGCCTGCCAGCCCACCAGCCCCGGCGTCACCACCGGCGCCACCGTCACAGGTTGCGCCACGCAGCCGCACAGAAGCACGGATACGACGACGAACGCGCGCTTCATAGCCCCGCCACGAACTCGCACCAGAAGCCCCACAGCGCCGCGGCCGTCCACGCCAGCCAGTACAGCACCAGCAGCACGAGCGCCACGACTGCGAGGCTAGGCATACGTCACTATCCTGCGCCCTATCCACTCCGCCACCGGCACCGTCACGGCGTTTCCCAACATGCGGTAACGCGCCGAGTCGCTCTCCGGCTCCGTCCATCCATCAGGGAAGCCCTGGAGACGTTCGCACTCAACAGGCGTTAGTCGGCGGATGCCTACCATCATCTGCCCAAGTGTGTTCAGCGGTTGCGAGATCGCGGACGGCTTCGAGCGGTGAAGTTTGCTCGTCATCTGCGCCGCGTCCCAACAAAGCTCAGGCACCATCGGCGTACTGCGTCCAGTGCCGTCCTCGCTGGCGTCGGCTTCGGCGCGGAGGGTGTGAGCCACCACGGGCGCCGCGTCGCCCTTGCCAGTTCCGCCGCTCTGCGCCTTGAGCGGCGGCGCTACCACGTCCGGCGCCCCGCGCCCGTTGCGAAGGTAGCGAGTCTCGAAAACCAAAGGCTCGCTGTCTCCACCTTGACTACTGGCGCGCAGCGGAGGACATTCCTCGCTTATGCTGTCAACGTTTCCAGTTTTGTTGTCGCGTGTAAAAAACCTAGATTGAAATACCATCGGCACGTTGCCGCCGCCTGTGCCAATGTGAGTCGATAGCGTTGACGCTGACGGATTCCAAGCCTCAGGTACAAACGCCTCGCTCTCCATGTCTATCCTGTAGCCGTGCGCGTTAAGCGATGCGGCCACCACTCCGGCAGTTCCTTTCCGCGCTTCGCCGCCCGCCGCTCGATTCCCGCTATCGCCGTCTCGCTCAAAGAGTACTTGAGCAGCCACTCCAGAAATGCCTCCTCCGTCCTGAATGTCGCCACCACCCACGGATCGCCCCACTTCAGCAAGGCTTCCGACAATGAACACTCTGCGGCGTCGTTGGGCCACTCCGAAATATCGACTGTCAAGCACGCGCCAGGAATACCGATACCCGCTGTTTGCCAACCCGCGAAGGATGGCGGCAAAGTCCCGTCCTCCGGCAGACGATAGAAGGCCGGGGACATTCTCGATGACAACAAATCGCGGATGACTTGCGTCAATGATGCGACGAAACTCGTACCAGAGGCCGCTCCGTTCTCCAGCCAGGCCCGCCCGCTTTCCGGCCACTGAGACGTCTTGGCAGGGGAAGCCTCCGCAAATAACGTCTGCTGTAATCCGCTCAACGTCTCTGACATCCCTCCGCCTTTCCACGTCCGGCCAATGACGCGCCAGGACGTTGTTACAGTGCTTGTCTATCTCAACCTGCATCACGCAGCGCATACCGGCGCGCTCGAGGCCGAGGTCAAACCCGCCGATGCCGCTGAACAGGCTTGCGAACGTCATGTTACCCATGCTTGAACCTCTTGCGCCTCACCGGCTCGGCCACGACAGGCGGCCACATGTGCGCGATGCCCAGCAGGTCCGCAAGCTCTGCGGAGACTGGCCCGGCCAGCCAGCGCCGCGGCGGTCCACAGCAGCCAGAACAGCGACAGCACCGCCAGGACCGCAATCAGCAAGGCAGTCATTGTGACCTGAAATCTCCCGCCATCAGATGCAACTCGCCCGGCTGAAACTGCGCCAGCCGCGAAGCGAACCAATTGCTGTACTCGCGCGGCCCAAAGTTGGCCGCGAACAGAGTCACGCACTCACCGGCGCGCTGATAGCGCGCATCCAGCACCCGCGCGTCCGCCTCTTTCGCCCATTCGGTCTGCCGGGCGCGCTGGAACTCGTCAATCGCCAAGAGCGGCAAGCCACGTAGGTATTCCACTCGCGCGTCGTACTCCCCGTCTGAACTCTGGTCCTTCTGGTCAGCCGAGTAGCCGCCGCGCAGATATTCCAGCAGGTCCGCATGGGTCATGTACACCGCCTGTACGCCAAGCGAGATCGACTCCGCAACAGCCGTCTTCAGCATCCGGCTCTTGCCCTGCCCAGGCCCGCCCCACAAATACAGCCAGCCCTGCCGGTTTACCATCCTGCCCTTGACACCAGCCACCGCGTTTTGCACGTCGTTGTGCACCATCCGCATCCCCGTCCACCGCAACCGCAGCTCATCCGCCGTCAGGCCGCACCGCTCTGAGTACCGCGCCACAAGCGCCAGGTTTGCGCCGCCCTTCGCGCAGTCGCACAGGCCGACCTTGCCCATCAGCGGGTGGCCCAGCGGCCAGTCAGAGCGGACGTATCCGAAGCCATGACACACCGGGCAGTCGGGCCGTCCAGGCAGCCCCGGCTGCCATCGCGATCCGGGCGGCAACATCTCCCGCCAGTTCTCCACGAACCGCCGCGCCGGAACCGCCTCCGCCGCCGCTTTGTACCGCGCCACCATCTCGCTAAGAGTCATCATCTCACTCATCGCAACATCTCCGCCTTGAGTTTGGCAATCTCCGCCTGTTGCTCTGGCGTCACTTCCGCCGCGGGCGCTGCCACCACCGCCGGGCGCCGCTTGCGCGCTATGTCCGTGTACACCGCCGCGATGCTCTGCGGCCCACGGATGGTCAGCCGGTCACGCTCCATGCGCCGCACAGCCTCGCCCATCAAGGCCGCGGCGTCAGTTGGGTTTCCCGCGATGCTCAGAAATTCACGAATTGGGTTCCACCACAAAACTGCGGCCCCCTTAGCCTGTCGCTCAGTGTTCTCCGTGGGAGACTGGATACCAGTAAGCCGGATGAACTCAATCTCCAAAGTCTTCCGGTCAATGTCGCACTGGCGTTTTGGCGTCTCTCCCGCACCGTCAGGTGCGGAAAGAGTCTTATCCTTATCCTTATCCTTATCCTTATCCTTAACTATCCCCCTTCTAGCTGGTCTATTAGCGCCCCTACTAGACCCCCTACTAGACCCCCTACTAGACCCCCTACTAGGGTCTTCCTTTCTCTCCCAATTCTTGCTTGACACAATTCCCTGCCGAGTCTGGTAATGCCAGCGGTCCTCCCAGCCATCCGGGGATGGGTAATCACTCTTAGAAACCCATAGAGGATTTTGATATCTCCACCAATTGACGATCTGGATATATCTGTACCCGTTCACCTCGTAGGACTTCACGCATCCAACCGCCTCTAGTGCTGCCAGGTCAGTGTCAACATCCTCGGTAGTAATGTCGTCGTAGGGGAACACCATAGAGCGCAGGTAGGCGGACATTCCAATCATCCGCCCCTGGTCGTCGGCAATCGCAATCAGCCCAACCCATAGGTTGCGCTGCCGATGTGTCAACTTCGCCATGCTCTGCGAGGTCAACATCTTGCTGTGTATCATCCTCTGGCTCATCCTCTCTCCTCTCGGTGGGCGGGGTCGGCCGGGTAGCGACACCCTGTTTCCCGCCCACCGTTCTCCAGGAGGCGCGGCGTATCCGGCGCCGCGTCAGGCCATCACGCAAACAGCCCCGTCTGCGTGCCGCCCTCGCCAAACGCTCGCTCGGCGCTGCGTCGCATCCGCGCAGCCGTCTCAGCGATGTCCGAGACGCGCGCCGTGAACTCAGCCAGGAACGCATCACACTCCGCCTTGTCCGCGGCCAGGTAGTACCCGCCGTCAGCGCCAGCCATTCCACAAACCAGGTGTCCCTGTCGCCGCAGATCGCGGATGGAAAGACGCACCTGACGGTCCGTCGCAGTGGTGTGCCGGTTCACCATCGCCACCAGCCCCTCACGCGAGATGCTGTTCTTCGCTCCGCGGTGGAACTGGAGCACTTGCAGCACAATCCGGTCCAGGTCGCTGGGCATCGTGGCAACTTCTTCGGCGTAGTCCATAGCTCCTCCGTTGTTGACGTAAACGACACGCCCGTAGTGGCCGCAGGTCGGGCACGGTCTGGGCGGCAAGCCCAGCGCCACGAGGACGCTGTTGGGGGCCTCGCGCTTGCCCTTCGCAATCCTGAACAGCAAGCCCGGGTCTTTCACTCCAAGTTTCCGGGCCAATTTGCGCCAAGAGCCAATTTCACTGTGAAGGCTCTCCAGGGTTGTTTTGGCGTTCCTACGGGTCTTTTGTGGCATTTGCTCTACTGTCCGCCTCAAACCCCCCTGTTGTCACGCGCAACGGGGCATCCTAGATCGCGTTCACTGGCTCCCTTTCGGCCCGGCGAGGAAGACCATGCCGGGAAGACCTCGCCGGGCCAGGAGAAAGGAGCCGGGGCGCATCCGACGCCCCGAATGGGAGAGGGGGTTATGACACCCCACTCTCCGCCTTGTGGTGCTTCGTGCCCAACTCGAGCGGGACGCACACGCAGCTGTGAAAGTGGTAGACCACCTTCGGCGTCTGCCCGGTCCGCGCCTCGTGCTCTTTCACGCAATCTTCGACGCTGCCGAGGTAGAGCCGGTATCGCTCCGCCTCAATGTCATGCACCGTCTGAGCCTCAATCACCTTGAGCGCCATGTCACACGTCCATCTCATCCGTGCTCAGTTCCGCGTCCGCGGCCGGCAAGTCGTCGGGCACTTTGATGGGCGTGACTTTCATCGCGCCGCCTCCGCCGCCTTGCGCGCGGCGCGGGCCATCACGGCCTCGATGACGCTCTGATAGTTGGCTGGCGTCACCTCGCCGAACCCGCACTTGGCGACAGCGTTCATGACGTGGAAGTCGTTTGGCTCGCCGTTGCCTTGCGAGTAGGCCGGGTACTGCTGGCAGAGCCGCTTGCGGAAGTCTGCCCACTCGTGAGCCTCAGCGCCACCCAGGCGCATCACCGCAGGCTTGACTTTCGGCTCGGCAGGCGCGGCCGGCTCAGGCTCGGACTTGTGGCCGGCGGTAGGCCGCTCGTCCTCTTCTGGCATCTCCTCGGCTGGCGTCACCTCGTACCCGGCCAGGCTGACGATCCAGCTCAGGCACAGGCGGAACGCCTTGCTGGTTGCCCGCGTGACGGCCATACTCCGCCTGGCGTAGCGCGGTCGCTTGCCCCATGTGGGCTCGTCCATCCCGCAGATAGCCGAGGCGCGCCCGATAACCGCTCCGTCGCTGGCCCGGACAAGCTCAACCGTCGCCGTGTACTCGCCTTCGGCCTCGGTGACGCTCACCTCGCGGGGAACGATGCCGAGCATGGCGCCGCAGGTGGACCACCCCTCAACCCTGACATACTTGCGCCCCTGGATGGCCGTGTACAGCTTGCGGCTGTCGATGATGCGGGCCAGTTCTTGGGCCACCGTGCTGGCC